CTGGAGACGGTCGATGTTTTCCTTCTTGCCGGAGTGGAACAGCGCGGCCACGGCAGGCTTGCCCAGCAAAACCTCCAGCTCCGCAAGCCACATCTTGTACTGAGGCTGCCCGGCGCAGCGCTTCTGCGCATCCAGCAGCTTATCTGCGGTTTCCACGGTCTTTTCGGCAATGCTGTAGTCATTGCCTTCGATTTCGACGACAACCTTGGTGATTTCGGTATCAATAATCATTCTGCATTTCCCCCTTCAAACATTGCGTTGAACGCGTCGATTTCCGCCTGTTCGGCGGCGGTATGCTCCACAGGCAGCGCACAGGCCCGCTTGCGGCGCAGCATGTCCTTGTCCTTGCCCTTGTAGCTGCGGGCTTCGATCAGGTTGAGGATGTAATGATCGCCGCACAGGGTCTGGTATTCCAGCAGGAATTCCCACCAATGGAACGGCTCCTTCCGGCGATAGGTCAGGTCGATCCCGGACTGGTTCCGGATCGCGAGGATGATGTAATTCAGATCATAGTCAAAGCTGACGGTCTGCGGGCCGGTTTCTCCGGTATCCGCATCCTGTTTCGGCGCGGACGGATAGCCCTCGGAAAAATCCAGCACAGCGGCCATGACGTCCGTAAGCGGCGCGTCGGGAAGCGTCCGCCCGAACACCATCTTCTCAATCTCGTTCATGACGACGGCGTCGGCGAGGATGCTGTCCTCGGTGAACCGGAGTTCCTTGAACTTTTGCAGGACGTCCAGCCAGACGCGGAAATCCACATTGACCGGATATGAACAACCCCCGACTGAGATTTCAGTCGGGGGAGCGTCCTGCGCGATATTGGGCCGCATTATTCAGCGGCAGACGTGGCGGCAGGCGTGAACGTGGGCACACCATCTGCCGCCACGGTATAGGAGCCGCGGGTGATATTGCCGCCGAACTTCATATTCCACGTGAGCTTTCCGTCAACGGGGTTGATGGAGGTCAGGGAATAGGTGGTGTCGGAGATCAGCCATGCAAGCTTCTCGTCTGCGCCGTTGGGCGGGAAGCAGATCAGGCACTTGCCGTGGGCCAGATCGCAGTTGTAGAACTTCTTCTGCATGAATTCGTAGATCGGGTTCTCCTTATAGGTCGCGATCTCCTGATCCATGCTGGGCGCGTAGTTCTTGATTTCGGTGCTGGGCATCTCCTGAGAGATGTAGTCCTGAGATTCTTCCTCAGGGTTCATCTGGAGATCGAAGATGGTGGACTTGTCGATGCGCTTCCATTCGGGTTCGCCGGAGCCGTTGGAAACGTCGATAAAGGGGATCCACATATTCTTGGTGAGCTTAACTTCAGCCATTGGTTTTTCCCTCCTTCAGGTATTCAATCTGGAATTGCAGTTGGTATTTGCAGAACGATGCGTCCTGCGCGACCATAAAGCCGCTTTCGTTGGGCAGCACGCGAATCTCCAGCACGGATTCGCCGGCGGGGAAAGCGGGGAACGCATGAGCGGCGTTCTGCTCGTCCACCCATTCGGCGAGCTGTTCGAAGTCCACCAGATTGACCACGTTGGTCAGATCGTTGGGCTCATACGAACAGGGCATGATCCGCGTCAGCGCCACGTTATACAGACGAACGCTGCTGCCGTCGATGTATTCCGCGGATACGGTCTCGGACGGCACCAGCGCGGTGTCGCCCGCGTCGGTCTGGGCAAGGTTGAAAAACAGATCCGCAATCAGCGGACATGCCGCCAGCCAGTCCCACACCGCGCTGTGTTTTGTTGTGTTATCCATTCAGATTCAGCCTCCCCGAATCCACATATGCCTGCATGGCCCGGATCAGCTTCGGCAGCTGCGTGGGCTTTGCCGCCTTGTCCCATTCGCGGGACGCAAGCGGATGCTGGTCTCTGCGGAAATGATAGTTCCCGTTGTACATCCGCACGGCATACGGGACCGTATGTTCCACCTGATGCGGCGTGATGCGGACGGTGTTCATCAGCATGCCGGTCCGGAACGGCACATACGGCGAGTACAGCCGATGCCATTGCTGCGCGGCATACAGCCAGAATCTGTCGTCGTTCACCTTGCGCAGATGCTTGGGGATGTCGATCCTGACTTCGGAAACCGTTAGTCTCACATCGCATCACTCCTTGCGGCATAGTGGGGGATCGGCGTTCCCGGCAGCGTATGATCGCCGACGGAGCCGATGCGGAAAGCGCCGGTTGCACGATGCACGGTCAGCAGCTCCGCCGGATCGCCGTCCGTCGGCACATCGCCGAGAAACAGGTAATCGCCGGGTTCCGGACGCGCCTGTCCCGGCGGAATCCTGCATGTAACGGTTTCCGTGCGCCGCATTTCCGTATCCATCTGTGTCCAGGACGATGTACGCCGCCAGCTGCATCCGGTCAACAGACGTCGCTCATAGCTGACGTGCGTGCGCCGGTCAATCTGGGTTTCCACCCGTTTCAGCAGCGTGACGGTCTCGGTGGCAAACGGGATCATACATCCACCCCCGCATACAGCACTGATACGCCGTGTTCCGTCGTTTCGTTCAGCAGCCATTCGCGCACAATGCGGGCGTATCCGGGCTGAACGCCTCCCTGAGCGTCTCCGGCTGCAAAGGCGACGGAGACGCCGTCATTGCTCATGGACGCGATTCCGCGGCCTGTGAGCCCTGCTGCGGCTTCATCCGACTGCATGGCCGATACAAGCTCAAACATACAGTGTTTCACGGCTTCGCGCGCAGGTTCCTCACCGATCAGCCGCCCGTGCGTCATGGCGTCAATGCGTCTGCGTGCCTTGGCCTCCAAACGGCTGAAAAGGGCGGCGTCAATGCTGCCGCCCATCGCGGTGTATTCTTCATGGGTCAGGTACATTCAGCCGCCCTCCTTTTTTTACGCCGAGGCAGCCGTGACCTTGACGGCGAGTCTGGGATCCATCGTCTTGTAGCCGTACAGCACATCCATAGACAGCATCTCGGTCTTGGTCTTCATGTCGTAGCCCTTGGTCACGCGCAGGGTCACGCCGTTGTAGCTGGTGGTGTAGCTCTCAACGCCGGAGGGCATCTGCAGGGGGCGGGTGACGAATGCGAAAGCGTAGGGATGGAATACGGTGCCCAGCATGGACGCGCTGTCAACGCCCTGAGCCATGTAGTTCTGAATGCCGAAGATCTGGCCGATGGAACCGGAGCGCAGGGCAGCGGTGGAACCGGACTTTTCCGCGTTGACGATGGCGGGAACGGTGCGGAACTCGCTTTCCGCGTCGGGGCTCCATACGCCGTAGCGCGGCGTCAGCGGAACCTTCGCCTTGTTCAGCACCTTGGCGGCCTCGGAGAAGGCTTTCAGGGTGGCCGGATCTGCGGAGACAGATGCGGAAATCCCCTTCAGCAGGGCGAGACCGTCGGTATTGATCTTTTCGGCCAGCGCCACGGCGGCGGGCTCAATGAACAGGCGGTTCAGGTCATCGACGCTGGTTGCGCGCTCAAGCGCGCCGAAGGCGACGTCCACGGTGGCCAGCTTGTCGAGCGTGACCTCCACGGTGGTTTCGGTAACATCCTGGGCGGTGACTTCTCCGGTGAACTCAGAGGCGGTCAGCATGACGGGCTTGCGGACCTGAATGGTGGCGCCCTTGCCCAGTTCGAAGTCGCTGGAGAAATCCTTGTGGATCAGATTCGGGAAAACCAGATTTTCGATCAGGCGGGGGAGGGCCTGACGTGCGATCTCCTTGATGGTGATGAAAGTGTTTGCCATTGTATATCACTCCTTACTTTTTGTCCGCGAAGATCTTCGCGTAGTATTCGGCGTCGCTCAGCTTGTCAGCGTCGCTTCCGCCGGCATTGGGATTGAATCCGCCCATGTTTTCTGCGGGCGGGTTCATCGAGGCAAAGTAGCCTTTGTCCTGCGTGACGGCGTCAAAGACGTCTTTGTCGGCCTTGCCGCGGTTGGCCTTGTCCTTGAGCGCGGCAGCGAATTCATCAGCGGCGATGTCGCGCAGACGGTCGTGCACGAACTTCCGTTCACCCAGCACGCTGTCCATGCGTTCCATCAGCTCGGCGCGTTCGGCTGCAGCCTTTTCGGCCTCGATGCGCTGCTGCTCGGCAGCTTCGTATTCGTCAATACGTTTCTGGAGGGCTTCGGCGTTACCCTTGGCGGCCTGCAGGTCCTTGATGGTGTTCTGAGCCTCCGTGAGGGCCTGATTGGCAGCGTCAAGCTCCGCCTGAACCTGAGACGATGCGTTCCGGGTTCTGTTGATGTCGGCGCTGTTGAGATTCAGGATCTCGTCAATCTGTTCCTTGGTGGCTCCTTCAAAGATTCGGGATACGTCCTCGCGTTTCATGGGGTTCTCCTTTCTCGGCTGACGGTTTGTTCACGCAGTTCCTTCTGCCCGCCTTGATAGTTTTGCGTCATTCCGGACAAAATTGTGTATACAAAAAGCACATCCGAAGATGTGCCTTGATACCGGGATAGGGGCATAAGAAAACCGCCGGGCATGTGCCGGGCGGTTCAGTTGGAATATGTGATCTTGATTTCTTCAATTCGGTCCTTGAGTGGCTTTCCATCAATGATGTATTGCGACACAAGCGTCTTACCATTCGGGAATACCCGTTCATTGTATTCGGTGTTCTGCTCCGAAATAAGCGGCCCCTCTTCATTCCAGCACAGTATCGTGTAGTTTTTCCCTGCACAGGAGAACATTATGTCGCCGCTACGGTCAATCAGATCGATAAACTCATTCCGGGTCACTATAATTCACACCTCTCTGTATTATGTCTGCATTATTTCGCAGATCACTTTCGGTTAGTGGCAGTGGTTTCCCGTGCGGATTTCTTTTGCTGTAATCAAAGACATGCTTGTGAGCACCTGTGGGGTGTGCATTGGGCTTTCCGTGGTTGCTCGTGTCATAATCTGTCGATGCTTTTCCGCTGTAATCATATACACGGCGTTGCTGCACCCATCCGTTTTCGTCTACCAGATCAACGATTGTATCGGCATTTCCGGAAAGCGGAAGGCTGGTCACAGCTTCACTTTTGTGAACGATCTGGCGTTCTGAGAACATTTCTCTGAACGTTTTCATTGTACCATATTCCGTGCGCTTTTTCAACTGCTCCGCAGTTTTTACCTTGTGGAAACCTGTGACAGCCATCCGTTCAGGATGCCGGTAAAGTCCCGCAGTTCTGCTGATCAGGTCGTACTCATCGTTGAGACGGTTGATATTGCGCTGGGTTTCCCGGCGCATCATATCATCCCCGGAGGCCTTGTAGATATTGGCGATGTGCTTCTGTTCGCGGATGGTGGTTTCGATCCTGCGCTGTTCCTGCGTCCATTCATAGCGCGATTTCGTCACGCCGTCAATGGTGATCGCCTCCGTGCTGTATTCCCGGTACATGGCCAGCTCTTCCTTCGAATGCGCCGGCGGCGTTACGCCCAGAATAATGGGAAATACGGTGTGCTTGCAGTTCCACAGGCCGAAAGGACGGTCCAGAATGAGCGTCTGGAGGCGGTTGAATTCCTTGTTGCTCATCTGAAGACCCTGGTACGGCAGATGGTCTTCCGCGCACAGCGCATGGGCGGAGATCTCCACGCCGTCCGCGCCGTATTCCTTGCCGATCTGCTTGAGAACATCCTGATTCAGCGCACGGACGCCGTCCAGCACGTTCTGACGGATGGCGGTATCCAGACGGCGGGTCAGCCCCGAAGGGTATTCCACCCGCAGGCCTTCTTTTGCCGCCTCTCTCAGGGCGGCGCGGACGGCGGTGTCGTAGCTCGTCAGACCGCTCTGGACGGCCTGTACGGCCACGTCCACGGCGGTCCTGTATGCGTTGGACAGCAGCGTTGTCCGGCTCAGATTCGCCAGCTCCTGCGCTGTGACGCGCAGCTGCGCTTTCAGTACGCGCTCCAGCGGGGAAGAGATTGTCTTGATCGGACTGATCTTGACCGGCGGCGTGTGATCCTCTCCGAATATGGTCTCGGCAAACCGTTCATCGCTTTCGGCAGCCGCCCGGAATACCGCTTCGACGTCCGCCATGCTGGCTTCAGCCGCCGCTGCAATGGCCCGCTTGATCGCTTCCACATTCGCATTCACGCGTTTCATCTGCGTCAGCCGGTGCACATCCGAGTCCGTCAGCCGTCCGATGTCCCGGATGTGTTCTCCCATTCGCCGGATATAGTCGTCCGTGACCTCCTGCATGCGGTTGTCAAATACCTTGAGGACTTCTTCCAGCTGACGCTCCGAAAGCATTATTCCTCACCGTCCTCGTCGGGTTCGCTGAGGATCTTACTGATGGGGTTTTCCTGCTTTCGCTCCTTGCGGATTTCCTCAATGGCGGCCTGATTCTCTTCCAGCGTACCGCCGCGCACCCACTGCCGCATTTCCGCGTCGCTGACCATGCCGGCAGCGTGCAGCTCCATGTTCTGAGTGAATGCCTCCGTGGTGGATTCAATCATGCTGGTGTCCCAGTCGTATTCGATCACATGGCGGTCGCGTCCGCCCGCAGGCGTCAGGCCGAAGCGTTCGCAGAGCACGTCGACGGAATAGGCCAGATCGTCCATAGCGCGTTCCCATGCGTCCCGCATGGCCTTGATAACGCTGAATGTGTCATACTGAGCCGCCCGCACCTCGTCCCGGTTGGCATAGCTCATTGTCTGACGCTCTGTCAGGATGCCCTGCGACAGTCCGCAGGCCTTTTCAACACGTCTGCAAAGGCTCTGGAAACGCTGCTCCATAGCTTCCTGACGGATCGCAGGGGCGTAATACTGCCAGATCGACTTGTCGCTCAGGCTGGCGCCGTCCACGGGAATGAACGGATCGTCGCCGTCCTGTACGGTTTTTTTGAGGTCGTGAATCGTGGTCGGCTTGGGTGCGAAGGGTCTTCCGTCGCCCGAAGGGCTTTTCCAGAGCGTTGCGTCAAGGCCGAGCATGGGCCGCGTCAGCCGGAATTCCCTGCGGTAAATGTTGGAATGCTCCACCAGCTCGGCAATCAGGCTTTCCGCGCCGTATGTGATCGGAACCCCGAGAGACTTGTCATCGGTCCGATTGTCCCGCGGACAGCGCAGATAGGAAAACAGCAGCCTGTCCGTGTTCCCGATGGTGATTTCCGGCGTAATTCCGGCCCATCGCTCCACCTGACCCACGTCATACCAGCCGCCGTTTTCAGCCTTGACGCGGTAGCGGATCAGCTGTGCGCCGTTCTGCAGCACGTAGTCGGCCAGCAGGAAATAATGCATGTCCGAAACGGTTTCCGTGTCTGCCAGCAGCGTTGCAGAGGTGATGCGGTTGCCCTCCATAGCGCGGATCAGCATGCGGTTATGGTCGATGACCTCGATCCGCACCCGGCCGTTGCTGACGCTGGGGATCAGCAGTTTTCCGCCCTTGCCGTAGGCCTGAGCGGTAATCCATGATGCGTTGACGTTCCACAGCTCATCCAGCAGTTCCCGGATCATGGCCACGCGGGGGCCGGGCTCTTCGCGGCCCTCTTCGCTGACGGTCATGGTGCTGTCGGCAAACGTCAGCATCGCGAGCTTGTTGGCAATCGTGGCGGTGATGTTGTCCGCCGTAATGTTTTCGTAGTTCCTGACAGCATCGTCCGGAGAACGTTTGCCGTCGGTGCTGACGTCAATTCCGAGCCACTGGCGCAGCCAGTCCTTCAGTTTTTCCCACATGCTAAACTCCTTTACTGTCCGGCGCGCAGCCATACGCGGTTCATCGCGTATCGCACGGCGTCGATGGCGTGGTTGTTTTCGTCGGGATATGCGGCAACAAATGCGCCGTCCCGCGTGCGTTCGTATTCGTAGGCAGAGAACTCCTTGGCGGTTTCCGGGCATCTGGCCGGGTCAATGATGATCTCCGTCAGCGCCTGCAGCCATTGCATGGACGCTTTTACGCTGCCCGGTCCTTTTGTGGCGCCGACGCAGTTCATCCCGTAGGACCGCAGATCGTGGATGGATTTCTGTTCCTGGGAATCGGCGATCACTTCCTCCCATGCTGTCAGCCCTTTATGCTTCACCAGATGTTCAAAGACGTCCATGTTGGACGTCTTTACGGTTCTGTATTCGTCGTATATCCACAGCCGGCGGCGCGCCGGATCGTATGCGCAGCGCACAAAGTGCAGCGGATCCGGGAACCAGCCGAAGTCCATGCCGGCATAGGTCTGCCCGAATGCGCCGATTTCCTCCGCACTGATTTCCCTGACCTGCAGGTTCTCAAATACCTGTCCGCCCGTGCCGGTGACATCGCCGAGGTATACATGCCTGTATGCGCGCTCGTTGGCCTTTTTCAGCGCCTCTGCTTCTGCGATGAAACCTTTTCCCAGCCATTCCTTCGGCACGTCCAGATAGCTGCTGGAATGCACCAGACGCCCGTCGTGGGGGAGGAGGCTTTCTTCGTTCACCCAGCTCCGGGCGCTCTGGGGCGGGTTGTAGCTGCAGAACGTAATCTCGTTCTCGCCGCCGCGGATGATGCTTGCTTTGATCGTCCGCACATCCTCTATGCCCGAGAATTCGGCCAGCTCCTCGAACCACAGCGCCCCGAAATAGCCGTTGTTCAGCTTGATCGACTTGGACTTCGTAGGATCGTCCGCGCCCCGGAAAAGGATTCTCTGGCCTGTGGTGCGGTGCCTGATTTCCAGCGGTGAAAGTCTCGGCTGAAAGTATCCCCGCACGCCGAGCTTGTCGATCGCCCACAGCATCTGCTCGTAAACGGATTCCCGGAGCGTCGCGGCCACCTTTCGGTAGATGATCGCGTTGACCCTGGGGTTCTTCAGCAGCATCATCACGATTTCAAGGCTGATGAACGAGGATTTTGTACTGCCGCGGCCTCCCTTCAGCCAGTATTCCGTATGACCGTGCCGGCGCACATCTGCATGCACCGGATAAAACGCCGGAGCGATCAGCTCAGACGTCCGGACGCTATTCTCCGACATCGTCGATCACCACCGGAACGCCGCCCTGCACCTGCACATTGTCCGTAAACATGCCCAGATGCTTGCCGATCAGCTCCAGCGCCCGCACCTTGTCGTAGAGCTCAACCTGCGTTTCGGAAGTATCGCCTCGTTTGATTTTGATTGTCTTGATGGCCGCTCTGTCCGTGCGGGTTGCATCCGGCAGCACGCCGGCTGTTTCAGGGTCGATAATGTCCTGAGCATTCGCGAAAGCCACCACCGCCAGCTCATTCAGGACGCGGTCTGCGGTGATCCCCGTCCTTCGGCTCCGCTCTGCCATTTTTTTGTCCACAAGCTGCCGGAGCGCTGGCTTTTTCGGTGCGCCCTCCTTGATCCATTCGGCGGCATTTCTGGCTGTGGCAGGCGCAAAGCCCGCACGCAGCGCCGCCGCTGTCGCGTTCAGGTCTACAAGGTATTCCTCCGCAAACAGAATATCCCGGTCCTTCAATCCTCACGCCTCCCTCCCGTTTTGTAAATCCCCTCAAAGATACGCGCGCACATGCGCGCAGGTGGTTCACGTTTAACCACGTCGGAAAAAGCACGCAAAAAGGCCGCGCCTTCCGGCCCGACCCGTCCCGCTTTTTCCACGCTGTCATTCTAGCACAAAAAAAGTGCTAAAGAGTGCTAACCTTCGCTCCGGATTCGATTTTTCGCGCCAGCATGTCCTCAGCCTCGGTCTTGATATGCTTTGCCCGGTCCACGGAGTAATGCGTTACCCGTGCAATCTGGACATGGGACATTCCCCGCCGATACCACATCCGCAGGATTTCCTGATGCTTTTCCGGCAGCTGCACGATCAGTCCGTCCATCCAGCTCTTCATTGTCAGGGTCTCTGCAATCTCATCGTCAATCCGGCGGGCGAGATCGGCAAATGCACGGTCCGCCTTTTCGATGCGCACCATCAGATCCGACACGTCCTTGCGCTTCCTGCTTCCCGGCATGCCGGTCAGAGACTGTGCCGAGAGCGTATCCCGCAGGTCATCCGCTTCCGTCCGCGCCCACTTCAGCTCGTCCTTCAGTTCGCAGATTCTCATCTCCGCCCGGCCCCACTTGACCAGCATTCCCCGCACCCGCTCGTTTTCAATCTTCATGCAATACCCCCTTTGTGTTTATTCGCCTGGATTTCCCGGATCCGCAGCTTCGCGTAGATGTATGCGCCCGCCGCGAAGTCCGAGACCATCACCGTCGGTTCCTCCACCAGACGATACTCCGGATAGACCTTTCCGAACACCTCCGTTCCGTTTGCACGCACGTCTGCGGCGATCTGCATCACCCGGCGGCGTGACATTTTCCTGTCCGACGTCGTCACTGCGGGCCGGAGAATATTCCGGCTCGTGGTGTAGCTCTTGCCCATGCGCCTGTGATCACCGTTTGCCGCGCCCTCCTGTCTGGCCACATAGCCGGCGACCTCCGCAAGGCCCTTGTCGTTCGGCTGAAGCCGGTCCGCGTTGCAGTATCCGAAGGGCCACAGCTTCTCCACATCGCTGCGCAGGCTTTCCGGCACGCCGTGCAGCAGCAGGTGATGATGATGGGTGGGGGAGACGGGATTCCGCGCTTCGGGATCATGCTCCTTTGTTACCGTGACCGCGATCCACCGCAGCTCCTGCGGATCCAGTCCGTGCCGCTTCATCAGGCGGCGGATCCGGTTCAGGTAGTTCCGCAGATCGGCGCGGGCCTGCTCCCGGCTCCGGTATTCGTCCGTATCACAGGGCCGGTCATACTCCTGCAGGGGATAGGTGCATGCCACATGCAGATCTCCGCGTTCCATGTTCGCTTCCACCAGCTGCTCAAACTCCCGCACCCGCCGCTTGTTGTTGTACCGCGCGTATTTCACCTGTACCCCAACGCGCTTGTCCGCCTTCAGCCTCTCCAGAGCTTCCTCCTGCTCCTTCCGTGTCATCGGACCGATCAGAGGGTAACAGCTTACGTACAGGTACTCTCCCGCCCGGATCGTCTTCGTCCGGTACGCGCCCACCGATTCGTGGTGAAGATCCGTTCCGGCCTTCGCGTAGACCGCCGCCAGGATTTCGTATCTCTCCGCATCATAGATCCGGCTCTTTTTCATTCGTACCTCCTTTTCCTCCGATCGGGGGCCGCGTATGCTCCCAATGTTACCACTCCATACAAGCCCGATTCAGGCAGGCCGCCTGATGTTTATATAGGTAGTCTTTCTGCCGTTACCAATGCCCGGAGGGCGCTCCCTCCGGGCTTCTGATCGGTGTTCCGAACGGTTGTTCTGTTGAATCAGTCTGCGCTTGCTACGGCGTCCCAGTCCACCAGACAGTCAAACTTTCTGCGGCGCAGCTCGCGCAGATCGTCGCCCATGTCCATTACGTGGCCGTACATCAGATCGCCGCCGACGTCTTCCGGCGACAGGCCGTCCAGAGCCCGGATGGCGGCGTTCACGCGTGCCAGCGCGCTCCGAACGTCGGAATTCCGCTTCTTTTCGGTCGGCTGCGGCGCTTCCGGCGGCGTGCTTTCCTGTACGGCTTCCGTTGCCTCAGCCGCTTCTATGGGCGCGGGTTCTTGCTCCCCGCCGCAAAGCATTCGGGCCAGTTCCTCCGCAGCGCGCTCTTCGGCGGTCATTTCGGTGGTGTTTTTCCGCATCTTCAGTTCCTCCCTGTCTCGGTAAAAGTGAAAGACTTCTTCCATGTTGTCGCCGTGCTCCTTCAGCCGGATCCTCAACGTATTGACGCTTACGCCCAGCCGGTCCGCGGCCTGCTTGACCGTGATCTTCTCGCCGAAGCAATCGTACAGCCGCGGCGCCCGGCCGGTGGTGGTCAGTTTAATCATGGGCGTGCTCCTTTGGCGGTTCGGGTAGCTGCATCCAATGGGTGACCTTTACAGGCAATCCCATGCAAACCCATAGTTTCGCATCGCCTAGCCAGTTGCCCACATCAACTCCATATTCCGGCATGAACACGAAGTAATTGATGAGGGTTCCGTCGTCATCCCTCCACTTTTCCGGCATCCCCTCCGCCACGCTGATCCAATCCATCTTGTCGGCAACGGCAGGCTGATGCTGGATCAGGTCCATCACAGCAATGCGCGCTCTTTTCGCCATGCACATAGCCCGCATATGCGCTTCCTTTTCATACGGGCGAAGCAGTCTGTCCACTTCACGCAGCAGTTCGCTGCGATCAATCAGCTCTCCCATTATCCTCAGCTCCCTCTCTTGTGCTGTCTTCTCCGTTCATCCATCACATGCTTTACTCTGGTCATGCGTTTCTTCTCCACCGCGGTGGCGTCGTTGTCGGCCCTGCGCTGCCGTGCTTCCTCGCTCTTGAGGAGAACGCCGACGATCAGCGCCTTGGCGTATTCTTCACAGGTTCCGTGGCAGTCCACCGTCCGTTTCCGGCAGTCCTTGCACTGATCGCCGTGTTTCGTCGCTCACACCTCCAGAATCTCGATTCCGTATGTATCCAGCATCAGGCGCTTTTTGATCCGATATACCTTGTCGCGGGCTGTCGGGCCGCTCTTGGCGTCGATCACGTCATAGGTTCCGTCCGGCTTCAGCGCTACGAAATCTGCAACGTATTTCACGCCGCCCGGCAGCAGGAACGGCTGCTGACAGACCACCGCCGCCAGCTCTCCGGCGCGCATCCTCAGATCCAGCTGTTTCCAGACCTCCGCTTCATGTTGGCTGTCGAAGGTCCGGTCTCCGACGGTTGTCCTCCTGTTTCCGTATTTGGAGCGCTTCGTCTCCGGCTGCGGTGCGGAACCGGAATCCTTGACCCGGATTCCGGTTCGTTTTTCGTAGTCCCGCAGCCATTCTTCATCAAAGACCAGACTGGTCATATGCCCTCGATCTGATCGGCCATCATTCGCGCAGCCCGCGCGACGGCTGCCCGGTAACGCCGGGCTTCTTCAGGCTCCTGCACGTTCAGCTCGGCGATGTCGGCTTTCACCGTGCCGAAGATGTCGGTCATCTGCTTATAGTGAATCCGGAGCTGAACCACGGTTTCGCTCTGCCGGTTCTGAGCCCTGGAGCGCAGATCCTTCAGCTCTGCCGCCACATCCGGGGGCAGGACCTCCACATACTCGATTTCCGGGGCGGGCGCGGGCTTGTTCCGCTCGTTTTTCAGCTCGGTGCGCAGCCTTGCCGCCTCGTTGCTGAGTTGATTCGCCCGATCCACTGCGTCCTGCGCCTGCTGCCGGGCGGTGCTTGCGGCTTTCAGGGCGTCCTCGCGCTCATTGCGCATGCGCTCCGCAGCCGCTTCGGCTTCTGCCCATGCCGCCTCCGCTTCCTTCAGCCGCTCGGAATTCGTATCCCGCGCGATCAGCTGATCGATGGTCACCTGCCGCTCCGCGATCTCACGGTTCAGCTTGTCCACCTCTTCCTGCAGTTCGCGGGTGGACATCCCGGCCACATCCTGCGTTTCCATCAGCTCGGCGCGGGTCTCCCGATCCAGCCCCAGCAGGATCACCGCCTGTGTGTAGCTCAGATCCGCAATCGCCTGCGGATTTGCGTTCCTGCCGTATTCCTCGTACACGCGCATCAGGTTCTGCGCGGTGCGCTCGGAATAGTCCACGTTTTCCTCCAGCCACTTCCCCCAGCTGCCGTGGGGAATCATGCTCTTGGCTTCAAAAAGCCGGCGCCCGATCTCAATGGCCGATCGGCAGAATACCTCGCGCGCCTGTTCCTTGATGACGTTGATCTCCGTCGCGATCCGCTCCGGCGTGCGGTCAGTCATGCTGTTCATCGTGTTCCTCCTCGTGTTTCTGCAGAATGCCGGCCATCACGCCGGAGGCAGCCGCGCCGACGAGAATGGCGCGGTGCGTATCCTCGCAGCATTGCCTGTACAGCTCCTCGTCGACGTCGTCCGGCTTCATCAGCTCCATCAGCTCTTTCGCCGTGTCTGCAAAATTGTGGAGCAGCTGCGCTGCCTTGTGCAATTCTTCCGGCGTCGTCTCGACCTTGATGACATGTACATTGATCA